CAATCGTCATCTGGTAACCCCACAAGTTAATGCATCGAGGCGCTTATTACGCATCACATATATCAACTTGCAGAATCAAAGAGATGGCAACTGGGTTTGAAAAGAAGGAACAATCTTTCCAATTCAGGCGGGCATCAGGGATCGCGGGCGTCAAGCCTCCACAAAGGGAGACGTCGGCAGCGGTCTTTGACGGGCATCAGTTTCTGGTACAAAACTGTGTTAGCTTCGGAAGCGTCCAAAACGTCTTCGTTGCTCCTGGGTCCAGTGGGATTCGATATCTCAGCGCCTCTATCCGCGTCCTTTCAGACGGGAAAGAGGTTGCATTGAGAATTCGTGAATCGAGCCTCACTAAACTTTCCGCTTTTGCTAGCCAATCATTTCCGGACTTCATAAGGGAGCCGGCGGTGAAGAGAGCGACGCACATCCTGGATGTGCTTGTGACTATTCTTGACACCTTTTTTGGACAAAAATTCAGGGATTTGGAGAATATCGAAGTTTCAATCGCTTCGATGTTCGTCATTTTCTTGGATCACTGTGTCTCTGATCGGTGGGTTGAGGAGCTCAAGTACCACACGAACGCATATTTCATCAAAAACGCCCAACGTTTTGAGAACAAGCTCCGCGAGTTGACGTCGAATCTCGAGTCTATTGACGTCCCGCTGGAGTGGCCAACTCCAATCGATTCCTTGCACGAGGCTGGGTTTCTCTTTCCGGGACCTTTGGGGAGGTGGATTGAAAAAAAGCTCTTAAATAAAACTTTCGTAAAGAAAGGATTGTCTATGAGTTTTCTTCAAACCATTCTTCAAGGGGTCAAGAGGGGGATGCCTACTTTGGACAAGGGTCGGGTGAAGGAAGCCGCCAAGAAACATGCGACCAGGTTATCATGCAGGCACGTTACAGTCGACGATGCTCTTGATGAAGTCGAGAGGACTTCGATTGAGGTGTTCAACCAGAACATTTCGATCGAGGAGCCTACCGCTTTCACCAAGGTCAGCCGTCGCGCGTGTCTTGAGAACACACGATCAAAGAACGGGGCACTCGGTGTTCTGCTTCACGCAGCCAGCGCGGAGCAGGCAGAGGCATATGAAGGGGCAGATGCCCTCATGACGTTTAAGTCTCTTTTACATCATGGGAGGTCTGAGAGATCAACTTTAATTAGTCGGTCGAACTCTTTCGTTGGCTCTGAGCAGCCCGATCCAGGAGAAATAGCACAGTGGATAACAACTCTGGATAAAGTTCTTCCTCCAAACCAAGTGGCTTCGAAAAGCACTTTTGGGATGGATGACAACCTTCTCATTCAAATGAGGTATCATCCCCGGCGGGGGGTGATCGAACTGCGAGCAGACTGTGACATAATCAGTCTCATTCGAGATCACCGGACAACTTCTGAGAAGTTCGGGGAACAGGTCTCCCATGTCAAGTTCATTCTTGAGCCCCTGAAGATCAGATCGATCACCAAAGCCTCTTACAAAAATAATGCTCTCTATCCGGAAATTCAGCGAAGGATGTGGCAGTCAATGCAAAAGTTCCCACAATTGCAGTTGACAGGCCGTCCCGTCGTTGAGTCGAGCGATATCCACACGTTGGAGAACGCGTGGTTGAAAATATCCTCGGGGGTTCGAGCACCATTTTTTGTGAGCGGAGATTACTCCGCCGCTACGGAC